GTTATGAGGAGATGGTGAATTAAATGACGCCGTAGCCCAATCCTTCGAACAGGAACGTGCCCGAGATGTAGACGTTGAAAGCGCGTCCATCAGAACCATTCCCGCGGAAATCGAAGCGGGGGATGATCCCATTTGGCATCGGTCCCTTAATAAAGGCGGACACTTGGGGAGGCCAGAGGATGGGAGCCACAGTCTGCGAGGGTGCAGGGCAGACTGCAGTACCTGTGCGGACAACACCGCCGAATACTTGCGCAGCTCCGGGGCGGACAATGGTCGCGTCGTAATCGGCAGGCTCTGAGGCTCCATCGGGACGAACACAAGCGGCGAGATTGATAAAACCCGTGTTTGCGGTGCCAGGGACAATTTCCAGATTAAGTGATGGCACAAGAGCGTTGCCGTCAAGTGACTGGGACACAACCGACACCCGGGAAAACTGGGCGCACATGGCTTGGAAGGCAGGAAACGTAGCGGAATTGAGGTCGCGAGAGGTCGAAGTGAAAGTGGCGCCGGTAAATGCCCCGACGGGAATGCGGACAAAGCGTTGGAAAACAAACAAGGACCGGGCGGGAAGGAGGACATCAGCTTTCTGACCGCTTCCAGCAGTCGGGGCGACAGTCACTCCATCTCCTCCTCCTCGGCTTTCAACGCCTCCAAGTGTGCCGACACGACTGGAATCAGAACCTCCAGAGACGACAATAGCAGCTTGAGATCCGGGGGGGGTAGCAAGAGACATTCAGCAAGAAGTTGAGCAATAATCTTGGAAGAAGAGTTGGGATCCATTAGAAGAAATACTCAATTCTGCCAGGCATTACAGACCCCTAGCCAAAAGCAATGAACGTCTAATGCTAGAAGGAAGAAGACGCCAGTCCATACGCATAAAATCAGCTGGAAGACGAAAAAGATCAAAACGAGCAGTGAGCTTAGGAGCAGGAGCGTCACCGATCTTATTCTCACGAATCAAAAAAGAAGGAATACGAGAACGAGCTTGGTTAAATAAAAGTTGAAGTTGGCCTTGATACGGCAACAAATCATACGGAAGACAATCCCACAAGGCATCACCGAGAGTGAGAGAATGTTGGAATTCCATATAATATGAAATTAGAACATTGTCCAAAGTCCCGTTTTCCTTGTGGAAAAGATACTTCGCATACAACAAGTAGGGATGTCGAATGATGCCATGAGAAGTTAATAACCAACCGCAAAATTCAGGCAAAAAAGTAATAACGGGCTTTCCGACCAAAGAAAAATAACGAGAGATGGAAAGCCAGCCAGGTGAAATAGTAGGGACGCATAAAATGAACATATCGTCGCCGGAGAACCCTCTAGGCGTTGACAACGGAAACACGTACTTGAGGGTAAAGTAAGCGTCGTTGTACCAGGTGTTGAAGAGGTATGTACACCACTGACCAGAAGTCCGCATGAGACCAAGCTTGCCGAGGGCTGAGGTGACGCAGATTGATAATTCCACGTGCATCTCAAT